GGATTTTTTGAAAATAATTTTACTTTACATGGCCAATGAGTCGTCATTCTTAATTCTCTAAATGCGTGCCTATGTTTTTCTAATTGTTTTTCAGTAGCTTGATCGCGCTGCATATAGCACAAGTAAATAATCGCTCTAAAATTAATATTTTCTCTAGAGCGATTAGGTTCGACACCTGAATGAATAGTTCTACTGTCCCAAAATACAAGGCTGCCTTTTGGACACATAATTTTTTTATATTCGCATCCATTCATCGTATAAAACTCTTTTATTGTATCATCCAATTTAAACCAATCATTTTTATCGTCTATTTCAAATAGTTCTCCTATGTCTTCATGAAATAGATGACTCTTTTCTAAAAATGCAAGAGTTGCATCTCCGCGATTTACATCGAGAGCGGTTACCCAACTTTGGACGCATTTAAATTTACTATCAGTAAATGATTGGTCTGTATGAAGCCAGCAATTATTACGATTCCATCCGCGATTAGTAATTTCAGGTGGGACATTAAAACTTAATGCGTCATATGATGTGAGTAGATCAAGTGGATTACAATTCCATAGATGTGAAAATATATCCAATATTTTGGTATTTTGCCGAATATCCCAACAAACTTGAGCGTGTCCGATATTCCAATGTTGAATTAACATACTATGTGAGGGATAGAGGCGATATACTTCTTTCCAAGATTCTTCGTTTGATCGATCAATTGGTGTTTCCCACTCTTTGCTAATGTGTTCGAAATAATCCCAGATTCCAGATAACATATTATCACATTCTTGTGCATCTAATACTGAAGGGATTATCGCAACGCCATATTTATCTAGAGTTGATTTTAGACCTTCAATAGTAGTGGCATATTTTTCGAATTCGTATCTATTATCGATATTAGAAGTCATAAATAATAGTTATGGTCGTGACTATATATATATTATATATATTCTAGGTTTTTGAAAATAATATAAAGAATTTTTATTGCAATTTTTTTTTATACTGTCTATTATTTATTAAATCTCTAGCTTACTGCCAATATATTTGAAATACATATTATTATATGGTTAAGTATTTTTTGTTTCTATTTTTAAAAGTAAAATTAAAGTTTTTAAATATTTTATTTTAACGATGGTATATATTGTTTTAAAGAATCTATATCAAGTTCCATATATTTTTTATCTTGTTTTTCAATAATACAATTTTTCTTATAAATTTCTAAAATTAAAATAAACTTCTCTTCGTCTGTTATAGATTTTTTTTCAGGGGTAGATATATCTTTATTACTAATTGAAAATCTTCTACTTAATAAATATTTAATCCCTCTATTTTTAGCCTGTATGTATTGAATACCCAAAGGAGGATTCTTCATTAAATCTCCTAATTCATTTTTAGGATAAGTTCTCGTGCAATATATTTTTTCTTCTTCAATCTTTTCTTGTGGTTTAGTATTAGTTATTTTTTCAACTACTACTACTTTTTCATTGTGAAATGACTTCATATTTTCACTTCTTGTTCCTAAAGATAAATCTATTAACCAATTTCTATAGGAACCATCTTCATATAAAGGAGCTGTATCATCGTGCATAATATCTAATCCTTCCGGAATTTCACCAATAAATGTTTCCCAAACTAGTCTATGAATATATTTATGAGTTTTTTCAACACTAACACTTGTGTATTTTTGTCCGTTACGAGACTTATCTTCATAAGAAATTATTCCATGACAATTTCTACATCTTCCATGTGTAGAAATAGCATATCTGGTATAAATTGGATGAAATTTCCATTCTTCATTATCTATTTTGATTTCATAATCATCAAAATAAAATCCATAAGCTTTATATTCAGGAATACTAATAGCTCTAGAAATTTTAGCAGCTACTGTTTTTAATTGTGGTTTTTCGTGTTTTTGAATTATTTTATCAATAATAAACTGAGCACATTTATCCATATTTTTAAATAATCCAATAGTTATTGAATCTTCTCTATTATTTTTATTATCTTGTGGTGGTTGTTTCATTAAAATATATCTTCCATTTTTTCCACCATTTTTCTTTGCATTTTCAACCGATTTAATTTGTCCTTTTCGCGAATTAGAGCTTCTGTCTAACCACATTAAATTTGTAATAGTATTATTAGATGGATCATTGTCAATATGATCGATTGTTTCTAGTGGAGGAACTTCTGGAAAAGCAGATGCTACTGCAATATGAGTTTGAAGATAGTTAATTGATTCTCCATTTTGACATAATTTATAAGATTCAAATGTAGGAAGAATCATATCTTTAGTTGTTTTATTCCTAAGAAGAAACGGGGGATTTGGAGGGATCCATTCGTTATTTTCTAAATCTATATCTTTTTCACGAAATAAGATTTCATAATTAGGTTGATGACAAATTAATGATATATTATTTTTTTTACAAGTTCTATGAGCATATACAGGTAACCAACATTCATATTTTATTTTTCCATAAGGATGCATTGAGTTCATAATTATATAATATAAATATGAACTTATTCTTTAAATCAATTTTATTAATAATTTGTTAGGAATGGAAATTTTTATAAATTTTATGGATAAAAAATACAAAATTATCCAATAAAATTAATTTGAGTAAGCAAGTCCACCCATACCCGACATAATACGGAGGACATTGTAGTTAGTGGCGTATACACGGACCTTCGCGGTATTTGTGCCAGTGACTGTCGCATTCGAGAGCACAAGCTGTAAGGTGGCGTTGTCAATACGCGAGAAGTTGCACGTGCCACTGGGTTGATGTTCCTCAGGTCTTAGAGAGAAGGAATAGACATTGATACCAGTGTCGGGCGAGCGAGTGTGGTGCTGGTATGGCTGGACAAGGTCGAAGTAGCTACCTTCACGCTCCGAGAAGCGGTCCTGACCATTGAGGAGTAGCTTAGCCGCGACAACGGGATTCTCACCCCAGCAATGCATGTCAAGGGCGGTCTCAGCGAGGACGAAAGTGCCGGCATCCGAGACACCCGAATCATGTGTAACGGTGAAGTTGGGATCAGCGTATTGATTATTCCATGCGTTCTGAACGACTGCATCATTGGCAGCAGCATCCTGGAATAAACCATCCGAATCGATGAAGGCATTCGCCGAAAATGTTCCACCGCATTCAGTCGCGCCATCAGCACCAGTTAGGGCTGCGGGACCACCGAACGCATGGTGAGCGTTTGGTAGAGCATCAACCGCATCAGTGTAATTGAAGGGCTGAGCACCAAGGACTCTGTTTAGAACAGTGCCGCACTCGAGCGACGAGCAGTAATCAACATTGGCATCGGGCTGGACAACCCATACAAGCTCCTTGCAAGGATGATTGAAATTGAGCTTGATCTTGTTGGACGACGAACCAACCGACTCATCACCAGTGAATTGAAGCTGCTCAATGAGGTATTCGTGGGGGTTCTGCGCCATACGGCGACGCTCCTCAGTGTCGAGGAAAACGTAATCAACGTATAGCGAAGCCGCCGCTAGCGACTGGTGGTAAGCGGAAGTAGCCTTCTGCGAAGAACCATCAGTGCATGTTAGTTCATTAACCGCCCATAGGCACTCGTCAAGGGGCGAGAGATCGATGTTAATTCTGACCTCGTGATACTGGAGGGCAATAAGGGGTAGCGCAAGACCGGGATTGCGGCAGAACCAGAACTGAAGGGGAATGTATAAGAACGATTCTGGAAGGGTGTTACGGGGCGCACACACCTGACGGGGACCCGACGAATCGCAGGGACCATCAACAGGGGCGAAGCAGGGATCGGTGATGTAGGTTAGCTGGGTGGTGTTACCAATCATCTTGTGGTAGCCACGCTCCTGTTCTTTCGAGAGGGTTAGCTGATTCCAGATGTGCATCCAGTCACCGAACTGACGATCGATGCGCTGACCACCAATTTCAACCTCAACCTGCGAGATAAGCTGTTCGCCGGGGAAGTCTAACCAGCGAGCATAGTGAGCCATATTCTGGTTAATCTCGGGAAGAACAACCTGAAGGTAGGTGCGGTAGGCTAAATCGCCATTGCGCGAGATGGTGCAAGTGACACGGCGACCGAAATCGGCTTGACCGTTGAAAGTTTGCTCAATCGATTCCATAGCAAAGTTAGTGTAACGTCTGTATGTGACCTTCCAGAAAGTGATCTGGGGGTTGGATGTAAGATAAACATCCTGTGCCCCGTAAGCGACTAATTGCATTAAACCTCCACCCATTTTTATAATATTGCTAAAGAAAAAATTTTTCTGAAATTTAATTTAATTAAATTAATTAAATAAATTTATTCTTTTTTTCTTGATTTGCATAATTTTTTATAACATTTTTATAACTTTTACAAGTATAAACTTGCGATTTTATCTGCATGTATTGAGTTGTTTATTCGATTTTTGATAAATATAAATATCGAACACTTTATTTATAATTATATATCTCCTAAATCTCCTATAAAATTAAATTAAATTAAATTAAAATAAATTAAAATAAATTATTATCCCCCCCTAAAACTATTAAATACTTCGTCTCTAAAACTATTAAATACTTCGTCCCTAAAACTATTAAATACTTATCCGAAATAAATATATAATGCCTATTTATAAAAATAGTGAAAATAGTAGCAATGATAATCTAAATCTTGACAGTTATCATGAAAAAATATTATCTGATATAGAAAAAAATGAGCAACAATTACCAGAATATACTAGACAGATTGAATTACTAAAGAATGCATTTGAAAAAGAATGTAGCATAGATAAAAAAATGGAGATGAAAGATCAAATACATGAATATCGGAATAAAATAAAGAAGATAAAACGTGCTAAAAAAGACTATCTTCTCGCGAATTCTCAATATATATTTGAATATTTTGAACAGAAAAAAAATATCTCTAAACAAGTTGAATTAGATGAAACCAAAAAAAGAAATAATGATAATAATAATGATAATAATGATAATAATGATGATAATAATAATAATGATAATAATAATATTAATATTAATGATAATGGTAACAATAAAATAGATTTGGATTTTTTTTTCTATAGTCGCATACGAGAGACAAATAACACCAATAATAATAATAATAACAATAATGCATCATCTTCAATGAATCATTTAACTCCTAAAAATACTAATATAGATAAATATTTCCAAAATGTGATAAATAATATTAATATGACATCATATTATTTCGATAGTAACTGTTGCAATATATGTTATAATGGTGAATTAATATTTATAGAAAATGAAGGAGTTATCATATGCAATCAATGTTATAATACACACAAATTCTACATAGAAAATGATAAACCAAATTATAGAGAACCCCCTAAAGAAGTATGTTTTTATGCATATAAAAGAATTAATCATTTGCGAGAGATTTTAGCACAATTTCAAGCAAAAGAAACTACACTCATACCTGATCATGTAATAGAAAATTTAAAAAATCAGATAAAAAAAGAGAGAATATCTATAAAAGAATTGTCAAATAAAAAGACAAAAGAAATATTAAAGAATTTGGGATATAATAAATATTATGAACATATACCATTTATAAAGGAAAAACTAGGTATAAAACCACCAGTTATGACACAGGAACTAGAAGAGAAATTATGTAACTTATTTACCGAGATTCAACCTATATATGCTAAGTATTGCCCAAAAGATCGTGTGAATTTTTTGAATTATTATTATACTATATATAAATTATGTGAATTATTAGACGAACACCAGTTTCTACCATATTTTCCTATGTTGAAAGACAGAGAGAAGAGGATGGAGCAAGACGCTATTTGGAAAAATATATGCCGTGATCTGAATTGGGAATTTGTGCCAACGATTTAGATATTATTTATTCAATATTATATTAAACATAAACAATCAATTATTTAATATAATGGAACCCGATAACAAATCGAGTTTAATTGTGATTATGGCGGGTGGGCTAGGAAAACGCATGAATTCTAGCCTACCAAAAGTCCTTCATAGAGTATTTAATCGACCAATGTTGATTCATGTTATTACAAGTGCAATGGCTATCAATCCATATCGCATATGCATTATTGTAGGTAAGTATCGTAAAATAATAGAAGAGACGGTAAATAAGTCAATAGAGGATGGCACACTTCATATAAGTTCAGATAAAATAGAATATATTGATCAACCTGAAGCATTAGGCACTGGTCATGCAGTCATGTGTTGTAACAATTACATACAAGCGAATCGACATATGATAGATAATATTGTAATTCTTTCTGGAGATGTTCCATTTATAAAATCTGACACTATTGGCAATCTCTCAACAATGAAAACAGATATCGCAGCAACAATTTTAGTTGCAAATCTAGAAAATCCTTATGGATATGGAAGAATAATATTATCAGATACAGATTCTAAACTTGTGGTAGATATTGCGGAAGAGAGAGATTGTAATCCTGATCAAAAACTAATAAAATTAATAAATGGTGGCATATATTGTTTTAATTGTGATGTTTTAATGCAGTATATAGATAAGATATCAAATAATAACTCGCAACAAGAATATTATCTAACTGAGATTTTTCGACTAATGACAAATGATAGCAATAAAATTTCATATAAATTATTATGCGAAGA